CCGAAAGCATGCCAAGCGATACAAGGCCGCAAATTATCCAACACATCGTGCTATACGGATGATGGCTTATACCTCAGCGTTAGCCAAGGCGATAAATGCCGCTATGAGGCCGATAGACAAAATAAAAAACTAACGCGGCAACGTTAGTTTTTGGTCACACGAATCTTCAGATAATCAAATTATATCGTGTGACCTCTTCAAAATCAAGAGAGGAGGCAGTTTTATGATTTTTTCTGAAAATAACACAAATATTTCATCGGCCCTCGCGAAGTCGTGGGCCGCTATCCAAACACCTAAACACAATAAAACGGTGCGCGTATCAACAAGGTCAGGTGGCTCATACACGTTTGAGTATACGGACTTTGCAGGAATTTTAGAGGCAGTAAGAGCTATCTTCGTAGAAAACAAGCTAACAATCATGCAAAACAGCTATACGCAAATGGAAAATGATAAAGTATTTGCCTGCGTAGAAACGATTATCCTACATGAATCGGGTGAATTTGCAAAGTCATACCCTTTGAAGTTTCCTGCGGCGAATAGCATGCAAGATTTTGGCGGGCAAATCACCTACATGAAGCGCTACAGCCTAGCAGCCATGCTCGGTATCGCAACAGAAAAAGACGATGATGCAAACGGCATGAGTGGCAATGACTATCAACAGACTCCATCGCAACCAACAGGTCTCATTACGCAGCAACAAATGCAGTATTTGGACAACGTACTGTTACCTTTGGCAGAATCGCAAGGCATGAGTGCAGACACGCTTTTCAACAATAGCCTTAAAAAATGTAAAATCGCTCAAAAGACGTCAAATCAGTTGACAACGCAGGAGGCAAATACCCTCATTCGCTTTTTAGAAGGAGTAGCAGCAACTGTGGCAAAAAAAGAAGGGCAGACCCAGCAAAAGCCTAATGAGCAAGAGACCGATAAAATCACGCAGGGACAATATAAAGACCTAAAATCGGTGCTGAATGCGGCGAGCACGCGAACAAAAATGGACAAGGATGCTGTAGCCTACTATGCCAAAACAACATTAGGCATTGATGACAACATTTTGATTGAAAATTTAAGTCAGGAGCAAGCGGCGAAAATGATTGATTTTATAGCAAAAATTCCAGCAGCAAATACAGGAGGGGCGTAATTTATGCAAACAACAAGAAATTATAATCGCAAAGTGATGAAGGCCATTACAAAAGAGGGCCTTCATCAAAAAATAGCCGAGAGTCAAACGCGTGGCTGGCAATTAACGGGCGAAATAAAACAGCTATCGAATGGGCATTGGGCTTGCCTAATGATTAAGTAATAGGGGGGCTTCCTCATGAAGAACATTGTAAGANTGGCAATTAACGGGCGAAATAAAACAGCTATCGAATGGGCATTGGGCTTGCCTAATGATTAAGTAATAGGGGGGCTTCCTCATGAAGAACATTGTAAGAGTAGAGAAAAACAAAGATTACACAGTAATAAACAACACTTCGTTGTATGACGATCGCCTTAGCTGGAAGGCGAAAGCAATNCATGTATTCATGTTGTCCAAGCCGGACGATTGGACGTTTCACAACATNGAAATTATGCAATGGGCAAAGGACGGTAGAGATGCCTTTGCCTCTGGACTAAAAGAGCTGAAAACGCATGGTTATGTNAAAAAAGAAAGACGACGTGGAGAAAATGGGGAGTTTGAATGGGTAACNGTCGTGTATGAAGTCCCGACTTTAACAAATAAGGAGCAAGCGGATGATGAAACACATCAATCACCATACCCTGATTTACCATATACGGAAAANCCGTCTATGGATAAACCATCAACGGAAAAACCATATACGGAAAATCCGTTAACGGAAAAACCGTCTACGGAAAACCCGCAACTACTAAGTACTGATATACCAAGTACTGAATTACTAAGTACTAATAAACTAAGTACTGAATTAAAAAATAATAAAGATGATGATGAAAAGGCTACGCCTGCNAGACCGCAACAAGCACCNNTAGAAAATGCCTTTACGTTTTATCAAGCGAATGGTTTTGGAGCTTTAGGATCGCATATTAGCGAAAAGGTAGGTGCTTGGATTGACGACGTGGGAGAAGAGCTCGTCATTCACGCTATGAAACTAGCNGTTGAGAACAATGCCACTCGNTGGAATTACGTAGAAAGCATCTTGCTNGGTTGGTCACAGAAGCAAATAAAAAGCGTAGAGCAAGCAGAAGCCGAAAAGCTCCGCTTCGCTGCTGAAAAAAGTAAACAACAAGCACAAAGGCGCCCAGGGAACTATGGACGTAAGGTTGAGGTTGTACCAGAGTGGATGCATAAGGGGCAAAAGCCTTCTGAGGCTATTGAAGTANCCAANCCTTTGAACAATGAAAATACAGACATTGACGCAGAGTATAAAAAATTACTTGAACGATGGCGGGAAATGAANTCCCCAGGGAAAACCATATGAAACANTGTAAACGTTGTAATCGTGCATTACGCAATGGCAAATCGATAGAGCGCGGGTATGGTCTCACTTGTTGGCAACATCATTTAGACGAGCTTGAACAGCAGTTTTTGAAAATCCAGCTAACGATAGACGATGTGTTGAATATGGAGCAGGAGGAACAGACAAATGTATAAAGCAGTGAACAAACCAAAATCAGTATCGCATGCCAATCGAGGCAGGCACTTAGAACGCCTTGTTGATATGTCTAACACAAAATATCGCAATGCGGGGATAGCAGATATACGCAAGATTCCAACGCCAGTGCAAATCACAAAATCACTCGGAAATCGAGTAGAGGGGCGCAAAGAAAAAGCAGAATGGGTGGATTACGCAGGTATNTGTAACGGACAAGCCATTGTATTTGACGCTAAGGAAACCAAAGGTAAGAGCTTCCCTCTTGCCAATTTGCATGACCATCAATATGANCTATTGCATTCGTGGCATGACAAGGGCGCCCTTGTATTCTTGTTAATTTATTTTACAGACATTAACAAGTTTTATAGATTGTCATTTCCGCCTTTACGAGACGCTTGGCAAATAGCAAAGGCAGGTGGCCGCAAGTCAATCCCACTGGTAACGTTCGAGCAACAAGCATTTGAAGTAAAATCCGCTGACGGCTATGCATTACATTATCTATTACCGTTTATCAAGTGAGGTGAGTAACTTTGTTGACAGCACCGCAATTTTACATTGAGCAAGGTATACCCAAAGCACGCTGGATGTTTCCAGGACGATGCTATAAAGCAAGGTTATTAACACTACCACGTACAAATGATGAAGGGCTTATGTATATACAGGTGCNAGATGCAGAGCAGGCTANAGCCTACCAAGACGAGGCNATGCAGCACGAAATCGGCACATATGCCTTACAAGATTTCGAAAAAATCAAAGAGCTGTCGATTTCAACAGTGCCGATGCAGCCTAAAAAGTTTTTGGCACGTGTAGTCAAGCCACTGCATTATTACCATGTAGGAGATGAGTACGTGATTAGCGGGGGACGCGCGGATGGTTATTACCATGTGTATCTGAAAAGCCGTGCAAATCATGCGCCAGTCGGTTCCTACTTAACTAACTTTTTTGAGGTGATAGCGCCTTTTGAGTGTGAGCAAGAAAAATCTGATAGCGTGCATTATCTAACGAAAAACGAGCCAAATATAACGGAAAATGTGCACGAAATACCAAGAACAGCACCGAAAATGACAAAATCAGTGAACGACTTACCCAAAAAGAGGAACGTTTCACAATCAAATCAATTTGAGCAACTAACTTTATTTTGAGGAGGAATTGCAATGAATGCACTGCAAGTAGTCGAACAAAAGATGGTGCCATTTGGAGATGTGGAGCTTTTAGCCGTAAAAATGACGAATGGGAAAATTTATGCAGCAGTTAAGTGGGTGTGCGTTGGGGTTGGTTTAAGCGATGGACAAGCAAAAAGACAAGTTGAAAATTTAGGGAAAGATATTGTATTAAAACAAGGTGTCGCAAATTTGCGCCTCCCTACAAATGGCGGTATACAAGAGGTTTTATGTGTCGAATTAGACTTCCTGCCATTATGGCTAGCTAAAGTACCTATTACACCACAAATGCAACGAACGAATCCTCTAGCAGTTAACAACCTAGTTAACTATCAACTGAAAGCAAAGGATGTACTAACAGCGGCGTTTGTGAATGGGCCAAAGCCATTGACTGAACGTGAGCAATTAAAAGCTTCCATGCGGTTATCGTTAGAAATGTCTGAGGAGGTGGAAGCGCTCAAGGGAGAAGTCAGCGAAATGAGAGGAGATGTTGAGCATCTCAAAGACAACATCTTTATCAACAGTTCACAAGCCAAAGCAATCCGCCAAAAGGTTGGGGAAAATGTGTATGAGGCATTAGGTGGGAAAGAGACCTATGCATTCAAAAAGTTGAAAGCCAAAACATTTGCCGCTTGTTGGCGTGAGTTTCGCAATTATTTTGACATCAGCGAATATAGGGAGCTGCCACGCATTAAATTTGAGGATGCTATACGTTTCCTTATTGCTTGGCAACCAAACACAGAACTACGATTAGAAATCGAGCATCATAATACGCAACTGAAATTGCAGTTAGCGAAGTAGCGACGATTGGAGAGATAACGAATGAAGGCAATTACTATTACACAACCTTGGGCCTCATTGATTGCCCTTGGAGAAAAGCGATTTGAAACGCGCGGCTGGTCAACAACGCATCGTGGGAAAATAGCCATTCACGCAGGCAAGAAGGTGAATGAGGAAGCCTTTGAGGATTTTAAAACAATTTTAAAAAGATATGGTATTACATCGGCTGAAGAGCTACTCACAGGCGCAGTTATTGCTACAGCTAACTTAGTAGATTGTCACAAAGTCACATCCGAAGACTATGAGCGAGGTGTGGCTGTCACATTCACCACAACGTTATGCATGGGAGCTTGATTGCGTAACACACTTGCCAAGGCCAGTTAAGACAAAAGGCAAACTTAGTTTATGGGAGTGGGAGCAAAGCACTTGAACCATTATGCGGAGTAAGTGAGGAGGAAATATGCAAAATCAAGCGACACTTTTAAGTAGTAATAGACAAGATTGGGAAACGCCTAATACGTTGTACAATGCTTTAAATAATGAATTTCACTTCACCGTCGATGTCTGTGCATTACCTCATAATGCTAAACATCCTAGATACTTTACACCCAAAATGAATGGACTTGATCAAAATTGGGCAAATGAGGTTTGTTGGATGAATCCACCCTATGGGCGTGAGCAAATTAAATGGATTGAAAAAGCCTTTGAGGAATCAAAAAAAGGGGCAACAATTGTCTGTTTAATACCTGCTAGACCAGACACACGTATTTGGCATGACATTATTTTCCCTCATGCAGAAGTACGATTTATCAGAGGGAGAATTACATTTGTAGGCGCAGAAAGCCCAGCGCCATTTCCAAGTGCTCTGGTGATTTTTGGACAAAATATAGATGTGGGTGTAATAAAAATTATGAATCGCATTTAATTCACACAATGACGAAAGGATGGAAGAAGATATGAAGTATTTTGTTTGTACTGATAATGATACATCAAAAGATTTTGATAATTTAATTGAAGCAGAAAAGGTCTTTGAAAGATGGAAAGATGATTATATGGGCGATGGTGTATGTGCAGATGAAAGCTATGTAGAACTGCATGAATACGATGAAGTAAAAGACGATTCGAAGTTAATTAAAAAAGTATTGGCTGTTTATGATGAAGCAAAAATGAAGATTAATACACCGAAGGACGAAGGGTATGGATACGATTATTGGGCAAAGTGGCAAGTAGTGGACTGCTAAGCGTAATGACAATTTTGTATAGCGAGTGAGGTGATTGGATGCCGAAATATAAAACTATTTCATTGTTTGGGGGAATCGCTGCTGATGATAAAGCATGGCTAGAGTTAGGTATTGATACTAAGAAAATTGACTATGTAGAAATACAGCCAAATCGCGTGAGAGCCTACAATGCACTCAATCCGTTTAGATACAAGCCCCAAGATGTACGGGGCTGGAACTTAAAATGCGATGTGCTTGTACATGGTAGCCCATGTCAAAGTTTTAGCCGTGTAGGATTACGAGAAGGTGGAAAAAAAGACAGTGGAACACAATCATCATTGATGTTTGAAACATTACGAATCGTTGAAGAGATGGGATTGTGGAAACCGAAATTTGTAGTTTGGGAGAACGTAAAGGGTGTGCTTGATAAAACACTGAGACAGCCATTTGAACAGTATTTAAGTGAGATGGAGCGATTAGGATATACCAACAATTACGAGGTACTAGATGCACGTGATTTTGGAATACCACATGCGCGAGAACGTGTTTTTTGTATCAGTGTATTAGGCAATGAAGAATTTGATTTTGACAAGCTAGAGCGTGTACCGATGCGCCATATAAACGAATTTTTAGAGTATGGATATAACGACAAAGTACCAGAACAATATCTCATAACAATACCATCTATGCTTAATAAGATAGCTGAAATAAATCCTGTTAAACCCACTGATACTTATAAACGCCGTTTGGATGAAATTGTTGATTATTGTTACACAATTACAGAACGTCAAGACCGTTGTCCAAACGCAGGATATATCAAATGCAAGCAAGGCTACAGGTATTTAACAGAATTAGAGGTTTGCAGATTATTAGGTTATTCAGATAGCGATTTTAAAAAGCTATTGAAGGAGTTTCCTTCTAAGCCAGGCAAACGAAATGCCACTATTTATGCATTGTTCGGCAATAGCATTGTAGTAGATGTGTTAAAAGCAATTTTTCAATTAATCGAATCAGGTAATTATGCGAAAGAAATTAAAAGCGCTAAGCAGCTTCAATTAATTTGTTAAGCACAATGACCAAAGGAAGGATGAATAAAATGGACAATGTTAAATGGGTTTATATCCAATCAGAACCATGTCTTTATACAGTAGGTTTTTATGCACCAGATGGAGAGTGGCATACAGATAGTGACCATGCTAACCGTGATGAAGCAGCTAAACGTGTGCACTATTTAAACGGCGGCAAGGAGTAGGTTATTAAGCACAATGACCAGTGGAGGGAACATAGTATGTTTAATTTTACAATCACAAGACAAGATGAAGCAGGCTTTCCTGAATTTAAAACATTGAATGAAGCACGAACATATTTAAAAAAACGTTATGGTGACAAGTACAGAGAAGGTAGTTGGGAACGTTTGGGAGAAAATCATATATGTTATTTTGATAAAGTTGATTATCAACCTGTACAAATTTCGGTATATAGCGACGGTACTGTTTCAGTCCATGTAGCATATTAAAACGTTTATGCAGAAAGGAGAAATGGAATGTTAGAAATCACAAAAAAGCAACCTGTAACAACTCGCAAAAAGCTGTCTATGTAACAGCAAAGCAAGATAACCAACACGTGAGATTTCATTTGCATGCAGAGTGCAATATAAAGTTGGCCAAAAATAAAAATGCACTGTCAGACGGCGTTTATCGCGGCTGCTTAAACGATATTGAACCAACACCACAATGGCTATTGGAGGGATTAGATGAAAAGACAAGCGATACTCGGTTGGACTGAACACGCGTCACCTAAGCAATTAAAGCGCGGCTCAGGATGGTTTGGAGAGCTAGATAGAGTTTATAGACAGGGGAATGAGTACGTTGTGATGGTGCGTACCTTAGAAACGACATGGGGCACAATACAACACGCTTGTATGAGAAATATAAGTGGTACTGATATTCCTTGGGCTGAAAAGCAACGTATAAAAAATGAGATATTTGGCGATGAAGCTCATGCCATTGAGGTATTTCCGAAAGAGAGCAACCTAATTGATGAGGCTAATATGTATCATATATGGGTTTTACCAAGTGAAATGGTCATTCCATTCGGATTAAAAGGGGAGTGCGTTGATTATTAGAACTAATTTTGAAGTAGAAACATTTATTGACATGGATTTATCTAAATGTGAAATACCTTTAATTGTAGTTTACGAGAGACCATTAGATTTCCCTAATGAATTTGTAGGACGCTTATTTAACGTAGATAGGCCAACGGAATTCTTTGTAAGAGGCGCAACAGAGGGAGACATCATTTCAAAGATACCAGGGTCGTTTACAAGGCTCCCTAGAAGCCCAGCAGATGAACCACATATTGTTTGTGCGTATATATAAAAACACCGTAACAAGCTCCAACTTGCTACGGTAAAACATAAGTTCCCTTATGCAATTCTAAATATATTATAGGGGGCGGCTTATGGAAAAGGCAACAGTTAATATAAATGAAAATGGCGTGTATATTGTGCAGGACGGCATTGTAACAGCGTTAAGCCCTAAACCATATGGGCAAGACACAATCATATGGCAAAATGGGCAGGTGCTCGACATAGAGCGTGCAGAACGTATACGCATCAAGAAAAAATAAATAATAGTCCTTACGGAAAAACCGACGGACACTGATAGGCTTTGGCGATTGTGCTAGGCCTATTAGTGTCTATTTTATTTTTACATAGAAGAAAGGGTGATGAATATGTACTTCCCTGATTTAATCGATGAGTATAAACAATCCTTAAAAGATTTAAAAGCTGCAGGAGGGTGTCCTAGTATGGAGCGCGATATGCTAGAAGCTATCAAATGGATGGAAACGGGCTATGACCCAGCTGAGTACCGCGCGGCAACTCGTCAAGATACGTTCGTGATGGACCATCATCTTATGGAGGATTTAATCACATATGTAGATAGCGAACATACTGCACCACATATATTTGCAACTGCAATGGATAATAACACTACAATGGCAGTGGAAATCAATCGACTGCTTAAAATAAAAAAGATTGTAAACGGTGCATTAGCTGGTCTAACAACAAACGAGCGCGTTGTATTTATTTTAGTCAAGGCTGAATATATGACTTTCGCTAAAGTGGCCAAGATATTAGGAGTAACGCGCGGTACGGTGCAAAATTATTTAAAGCGAGCGGAGAGAAAAATCGACAAAAACATAGCTAAAAAAAAGTTTTTTCACTATTAAATTTAGATTCTTGTCTTACAAACGCCTATATAGTATAGGGAAGTTTTTTTACACCACCTGAACAGGTGTTTTTTTATCGTGGTGAAAGGAGTTTGCACATGAAAATTATTAAAATACCTATTACAAAAATTAACCCAGCTCCATATAACCCAAGAATTGAATTGAGCCCAGGAGATGTGGAATATGAAAAGTTGAAGCAATCTATTCAAAAATTTGGTTATGTCGATCCACTCATTTGGAATGAGCGTACAGGACACTTAGTGGGCGGTCATCAGCGTTTTAAAATTTTGGTGGATGAAGGTTTTAAGGAAATTGATGTTTCAGTGGTTGACATGGAGCTTACACAAGAAAAGGCACTTAACATAGCGTTAAATAAAATCTCTGGTGATTGGGATTTAGAATTATTAAATGATTTATTGCAGGAATTAGATGTATCAGAGATTGATGTTACTCTAACAGGGTTTGATTTAGGTGAAATAGATGAATTAATCTCACAAGTGTCTATTTCATCCTTCGAAGAAAGTGTAAACGAACCTTTTGAAGATAATTTCGATGTATATAGTGTCTTAGAGGAAAATGTACGACTAACTGAATATGGTGATATATGGAGGCTAGGAGAACATCTATTATTAGTAGGTGATTCAACGAAAGAGAAAGATATATTAAAAGTAATGAATCAAGATGAAGCAGATATGATATTTACAGACCCACCTTATAATGTTGCTTACGAAGGGGCGACTAAAGATAAACTCAAGATAGCCAATGATAATATGGGAGATGAGGAATTTTATCTTTTTTTATATAATGCATTTTCTGCTGCTTTTAAAGTTACTAAAAAAGGCGGGGCTGTTTATATTTGTCACTCTGATTCAGAAGGATTGAATTTCCGTAAGGCTATGATAGAGTCTGGGTTTTTACTCAAGCAATGTCTGATTTGGAATAAAAACACGTTTGTTTTGGGGAGACAAGATTATCAATGGAAACATGAACCAATTTTATATGGTTGGAAGCCAGGTGCATCCCACAATTGGTATGGTGATAGGAAACAGACAACTGTCATTGAAGATAACGCGGATATTACTTTAGTAAACCATGGTGATTATTCAATATTATCATTTTTTAATGGCGCAAAGCAGGTTGTTATAAAAGTAAAAGAAGCGGAACTGATTACTGATAACGCTGAGGAATTTTCGACAATATGGAGAATTGATAAACCAAAACGTAATGGAGACCATCCGACAATGAAACCGATAACTTTATGTGCACGAGCTATACTTTGTTCGTCTAAAGTGGGTGATATTGTATTGGATATGTTTGGGGGAGGCGGGTCAACATTAATTGCTTGTGAACAAACAGGGCGCAAATGTCGGATAGTAGAGTACGATCCGAAGTATGCAGATGTTATAATTCGTCGTTGGGAGGATTTTTCAGGAGAAAAGGCTATTAAACTATCGTAATTGTAGTAGGGAAAAAGAAAGGACGAGTGCGCTAACACTCGTCCTTTTGTGATGCATGCCGCAACCGGCAGAGATAGCGAAACACTGTGCACAGTTTTTTACCAAGACGCTATCTCACTTTCTAGTATACAGAGAAAGGTCGGTGTGTGGCAATGAAAAATAAGAACGAACGTTCTGTGTCGAAGAATGAAGAGGACTTGTTGAAACAACATGAAATTGAAGTAGCGCAAAGCATCGATGAATCGAAAGAGCGATACAGAAAGATTGTACAGGCGGGTATAGCTCAATGGATTAAGGACTTTAAAGGTGGTCATATAAAAGTATCTACTGTTGATGATTTAAAAAAGTTAATTGAGCTAGACATCGATTTACAAAAAGATGATTAATGAAAACAAACTCAACTCAATGACTGTGGAGGTGGTGTTAATGCAACGTGGCTGAAAACTATGAATTAGCATATGTGGATTATAAAAGTGGAATGAAGCAAAAAGACATTGCCGCTAAGTACAACGTGTCGATTAACACCGTTAAAAGTTGGCAACAACGCAAATGGCGAGACATGGACAATGCGAATGAAAAAGTATGCACACCAAACGAAAAAGGTGTGCATACCAAAGTGGGCGCACCCAAAGGCAATAAAAACGCTGTAGGCAACACTGGCGGCGCACCGCGCGGCAATGGCAATGCCAAGGGTAATAAGGGTGGCTCCGCGCCTGTAGGCAATCGAAACGCAGTTACAACAGGTGAATTTGAATCTATAATGTGGGATTATCTCAGTGACGAAGAAAGAGAGCTTTATGGTTCAATTGAAACCGACCCACTCCTACAACTTGAGCGCAATGTAAAAGAGCTGACTATTCGCCAGCACCGTATGATGCGACGAATAAAAAAAATAGAAGATGGCTTAACAGAAAAGCAAAAGCGTACTTTGCAGCAGTTGCGGAAAGTTAAGGAAGCTTCCACAGGTGCAGACGGAAAAACAGTTGCGGTTACCGTGGAACGATTGGTTACTGTAGAGATAGGTGAAACCGAATTTAGAGCCATAGATGACATACTAAACATCGAAGAGGCCTTAACCAGAATAACCGCACAGCTCGTCAAAGCGCTAAAGCAAAAGCACGATATTGAAAAGGCATATATTGAGCATCCACTAAAAGTGAAGCGCATGAAGTTGGATATTAAGAAAACTAAAATAGAGCTTGAAAACGTATCGAAGTTAGGCGAACAAGAAAAAGGTGAAGAATGGACTGCTGCACTTGCTGAGGTGGCAGAGCGCAGGAGGGTGAAGAATGAAAAAGTCTGAACTCCCTTTTAACGTGTTGGTAGACTTGATTGATATATATTGGGACGACCCAGTTGCATTTGTGGAAGATGTTTTGAGAGCTGAGCCAGACGTATGGCAATGCGAAACATTAGAGGCGTTAGCAACTAAACCAAAAGTTTCCGTTCGTTCCGGTCAAGGTGTTGGGAAGACCGCGCTTGAAGCATGGTCTGTCATATGGTTTTTATGCTGCAGACCGAATCCTAAAGTTATTTGTACAGCGCCAACTAGGCAGCAACTACATGATGTACTATGGGCTGAAATCGCCAAATGGCTTGAAGGTACACTCGTTAAGAACTTCCTTAAATGGACTAAGACGAAAGTATACATGATTGGCTACGAAGAACGATGGTTTGCAACTGCGCGCACTGCAACGAAGCCAGAGAATATGCAAGGGTTTCATGAAGATTATATGCTGTTTGTTGTTGACGAGGCTTCAGGGGTAGCTGATACCATCATGGAGGCTATTCTTGGTACTTTGTCAGGTGCAGAAAATAAATTATTGATGTGCGGAAACCCAACTCGAACGAGCGGGGTTTTTTATGATTCTCACCATCGTGACCGCGCAGACTACCATACGCTGAAGGTATCATCTCACGATAGCAAACGCACGAACAAGGAAAATATTGCTTCTCTTATACGTAAGTACGGCGAAGAGAGCGACGTTGCGCGGGTACGTATATTTGGTGATTTTCCGAAAGCGGAGCCCGATGCATTTATCCGATTAGACAAAGTAGAGCTCGCTACTCAGCGTAGGGTATATGTTGACGATGATGGGATACTTGATATTCCTTCAAATGCTGTACTTGCTATAGGTGTAGACGTGGCTCGGTTTGGAAGTGATGAAACAACGATATTTGCTCGGTTGGGTAAAAAAGTATTGAGTTTTGATAAATTCACAGGACAAGACACCATGCGCACAGCAGGCGAGGCATTGCGGACAGCACGCGAATTAATGCGGGAGTATAGCAAGTTACACTGCACCATCAATGTTGATGATGATGGCGTGGGGGGCGGTGTAACTGACCGATTGAACGAAGTAGTGTATGAGGAAGGCTATAACATAACGGTGAATGCTTGTCATAACGGTGCTGTTGCTGATGATAGCGAAGCATATGATGATTGGGGCACTGAAGCATGGGCACGTATACGTGAGTTGCTAGCAGAAATTGAAATACCTAACGATGATGAATTAGTTGCTCAACTTACATCACGCAAGTACAGATTGACAAGTAAAGGGAAATTAAAACTGGAACGCAAAGAAGATATGAAAAAGCGAGGACTTCCTTCGCCCGACCGCGCGGACGGTCTAGTATTGGCCTTTGCAAATACAGAAATAGAGGAAGTATACAGCACTGCGAGGATTGGAGGTAGATTATATGGTTGATGAAAAGCCGCGCATTCGAGATCGCATCAAGTATGTCATAACAGGCGAAATGTCAAATATGCGTAAATCAAATGTAGGTATAGTGGGTCGTATTAAAGGCGCTATCACAGGACGTTATCAGCTCGACACATCCAAAGTGGATTATGATGTTTCGAGAAAGTTATATAACAATACACTCGATGGATATAAGTTAGGAGCTGGCTTTGCGCGGGTGGTTATTAATAACCGAGCCTCGTTCATTGGCACACCGAAATTTGTGTCAAATGACAAGGAAGCGCAATCTGTACTTGATGCATTCAGCAAGGAGAACAAATCGAATTTTATACGCATCATCATTGACTTTTTGCGTGATGGAGATTGTTATGTACACGTGTCGAAGGATGCTCCAACTGAAAGGGCGTTGTACCCTGAAAAAAAGTCATTTATTAAATTAACATTTATCGATGCAAAGGCAGTGAACATTGAAGTTAACCCTATCACACAAGAGCCGACTAAATATATTATTACACAAACTGTAACTTGGACTGACGAAAGTGGTCTCGAATATTCTTCTGATATTCAACAAATTCATACAGTTGGTTTCGTGGAAACAAAATTGATAAACGGTTCAATTCCGCCTGGTGTGAAATTAGGAATAGAATCTACAAATGCGAAATTTATCCCTATTCAACATTTTAAAAATGCTTATTCCAACAGTTTATATGGACAATCAGAACTCGAACCAATTGAGCCATATTTAAAGGTGTATCACGATATAATGCTACACGCTATGCAAGGTAGTAAGATGCACTCCACACCTAAGTTAGGGCTGTACATTAAGGATATAAAAAGTTTTATGAAAAATAACTTCCCTAGTACTAGACCACAGGAAGAGGTCGATTTATCCGGAAGGGAAATTTTCATTTTTCAACCAGATGAAAAGGCAGCCTTTATTGAGCCTTCAAGCCCAACAGGAGCGGCTAAAGATTTACTAAAGCTTACGTTTTACAACATCGTCGACGCGTCTGAAACGCCTGAGTTTGTATTCGGTGTACATACACCATCAAGTCTTGCGTCAGTGCAAGAGCAAATGCCTATCATGATTCGTTCGATTGAGCGTAAACGTGAACAAATGGCACAAGCGTGGCAACGTTTGGCGCGGATGGTGTTGTATTTTGCACAAGATAAAAAGATAGGCACGTTTGCTACTAATCTTTTATGGGATGACATCGATTACCGTACAAGCGAGGAATTATCGGAAGAACTTGTAAATGTTGTTACTGCCGTTACAACAGCAGTAGCGGCTGAACTCATGAGTAAAGAGGCAGCTGTCGACTTTCTGGCGAAATTTGTTGATACGATGCAGCCCTATGAACCAGATGATGGAGACGGAGGCGAGAAGGAACGTATCGATAAAATGGTGGCTGATAAAATGCGGATGCCTGATGCGGGGAACATTGATAAAGAATATCAAAAGATATTAGGCAAATTAAAAGAGCTCGGACTGGACGTGAACAACAATGACAACAGCTAAGCGATTTGAGCTATTAGCCCGCGCAATGCTCATTGAAGATTTGGTACGCCAAGAGCGCGCGATACAACACATATTAAAAGAATCGATTGCACGTATACGCGAAGCAACGGAGCTTATCTTTGAACGTAAACGATTTGACAACCTTGAAGAGCGCTTTATGCAATACATGATGCAGTTTGATGATGCGCTGGCAAAAGAGTTAAACGCATTTCTTGTAAAAACAATTGAGACAGGCGTTGAAGCTGGCTCACTACAATATTTCTTAATTACACGTGAGGCACTGTTGAAAAATGAAATACCTATCAAGCCATTTTTGCTAACACAGCAGAGAGCGAATCAGAGAGCTGTCGAAGCTGCTATTGCGCGGCAAATAGACGGATTAAATTTATCGAACCGTATATGGACATCGAGTAAAAACATTAATCATTCGTTAGGGCAAATAGCCATCGATGGTATACGCAGTGGTAAACATCCAGTCGAAGTGGCAAAACGAATGCAACGCTATGTAAGTGCTGGCAAGAAGACGCTTGTTACGGAATATCCAAATATGATGGAGCGCATTGGTGATATGTTGCCAGACAACTTAGCTTATGAAGCATTGCGATTAGCACGTACCGAAATGGCCACTGCCTACGGTGAAGCAGAAAAAAGAACCGCGCGGGAGGCCCCATTTGCAAAAGGTATACGGTGGGCGACATCCAATGCAGGTGTCGCTTGTAGTGTGTGTAAGGAAAATGCTGAGCGTGAGACGGAATTAGGTAAAGGGATTTATCCGATAGATGAGTTACCTGATTATCCCGCACACCCTAATTGTTTATGTAACCTCCAGCAAGTTGTCGAAGATATTGTTGCATATGCAAGACGCGTGAAGGAATGGACAGTAAATCCTCAATCACAGCCTGATATTGAGTTGTGGTTTAAAACTGTTTATGCAGCTGGTGGATAGTTACGAGCAAGGTAAAAAAAGGAGTGAATGAATTGTCTAAAAGAAAACTAGCACACATTAGAGCGCGCATTATTAGCGGCGAAATGGCAGTGAAGGACATTCCTGTTTCATCCGCCGTTGATATTGAGGCACTCAAAAAAGGAGATGATGACCCGTTAGAGGTCGTTGTTGAAATCCCTGTGTCACAATCCAAGCGCGGTTGGTATTACACACACGAGGCATTACGTGACATTGTTAATGCTGTAAATGAGCGTACTCTGCACGGCTTCTTAGGGCATCAAAAGCCCGAAGATGTACCAAGCGAATTCCCGGAGCCTGTGACGCATTGGGTAGGGGCTAAAATGACAGAAGAGGCAGCCTATTTCCGTGGTATTGTGGATGCTACAGCAGAAAAACTTAAGCGATGGATTCGAAGCGGTGTCGTTAAGCAGGTATCAATTTTTGGAGAAGCGCATTTAGCAGATTCCAATGGCAGCACACATGTTGTTGGGTATGACCCGCTGTCCATTGATTGGACGCCGTTAGACCGTATGGGGATGCCTACACGTATTGTAGCGGTTGGTGAAATGCATGGTTTAGATACATTTGAAGATGAAGAAATACAAACTGAAGGAGGCAATCAAAATATGAAGCCAGAAGAGGTATTAGCGAAACTAAAGGAAATGCATACAAATAAGCAAGTAACACCTGTGATGATTGCAAACACACTAGGTGTTAGTGCGGTGCAACTTGCAAGTGAGATGGATGATAAATTTAAAAATCAACATACTCAAATGGATGCAGTGTTTAAGGAACTTAATGTAAGTGGCGAGATGGATGCTGTACAAGTAGTGAAAGATTTAAAGCAAAAAGCAGAAAAGTATGAAGTGCTACAATCAAAGCAAATTATCGGTGAAATGGCTGGGAAGAAAATCGATAACGAACAAGCAGCAAAAGACTTTTTAGACGAAAAGACACCACTTGGTAAGCTTTGGGCTGTACAAAGTCAAAACTTCACAGGTGATGAAACGGCTTTGTCAGCTGAAATGGATAAGTTTCTGGGTGATGTAGCAGTAAAGGCGTTACTTGACGGTTACGGTGTCAATAACACACCTTACGTACTCTCAGGTGAAATGAATAACGACAAACAACAAAATAATCAAATTAAAGGCGCTCGTGTTACACGTGCGACTTTTTAATTTAGAGGAGGAAACAGAATGAAAGAATTAAATCCAGTTCCAATCGTCACACATACTGGCAAGCGCGGTAAAATTGCCGAAGGTGACTCCGTTAAGGTGATTGCTGAAGGTATTGTAAAAATTCACGAGCTAGCTGCTGCAAGCGGCTTTTTCGGCATGGTTACAGATATCAAAGATAAAACAAATGGCACAACAGGTAAGCGCGCAGGGGTTGCGGGTGATGAAATCTCACTAACAATCGAGCAAGCTCAATATGAAACAAAACTAATCGATGCAGGAGCCGACTATACGGTCGGTACTGATGTGTATTGGGATGGTACAAAACTAGTCGAAACTGCAACAGATTTATATGTTGGTAAAGTGACACGCACAAAAGCACCAGGTGGAGCAATTTGGATCTTATTAGCACCACAACAAGCAGCTGCAACAGGAGGAGGCAATTAATTATGGTTAACATTATTTCGAAGGATTCTTTATTACAGCACAATCGCCAACGTAGTGAGACGCGCAATATTCCATATGTTTTCAATGGCAGAACAGAAACTATTAAACGAACGGTAGAGGCTGGCCAAGCCGACCAAATTCAATTAGATAACCTAACTGGGGAAATGATTGTATCAACAGACATTAAACGCACATTAGCACAAAAAACCGTGTTAGACGTCGAGTTAGGACGCGAAGAAGTGCCATTATTATATGCACCAATTTACGAAACCCTAACTGATGCGAATTTCCCACGTTTATTAGATGCTAAATGGGCAAATGAGGGCGCTGTGGTGTTCTTGGAACACTTAGAGGGGGAAGAAGTTAAATTCGGTGCATTGAATGCAAAAGAGGGTCCAGTAGCTCGTTTAACTGGCTATGCTGGCGGTTTCCAATGGACAAAGGAAACGGAGTTGTTTAATGAAATCTATTTGATTGATTTATTTAACCGCGCGTTTGGTCGAGCACATAATATTTTGTTAAATCACATCCATTTAAACCCTATTGCGAAATTTGCATATGAATCGACGCATATTACGCAGCCTAAATACATTAAAACGGATGGATCTAATGGTACAGCAGGAACGGCCAACTTGTATTTATCGACGCGCGAAACGCTAAAACAAGGTATTTTAGATTCACGCACGGCGAAGCGCCCAGGTAATATTCTACTTGCTAACTCCGCTGACCAATATCAAATTGAAGAGGCATTACAAGGTGCTAGCATTGCAGCAACAAATTACAAAGCGATTGCGGGTATCGATACAATCATTTATTACGATGGAGATACGGAACAAGTAGGCGATACGATTTACAATTTTGAAGGTGTTGCACCAGGAGAAGCATTCTTAATCCGTCCAAAGCGCGGCTTTAAAGAACTTATAAAAGTCCCATTACGAATTGAATTTGGCGGCGGAGATGTTACACGTTTGATTGAGGACACGATGGTAGGCTATACATTCCGAGGGGTGTTTGCAGCTATCGAAGAAAATGTGCAAAAAATCGTTTTACCTGGTCGTGACTGAGGAAAGGGGCGATTTATATGAGCTGTGAGAAACAACCACTGGATATTGATGAATTACGTCTTTTAGTTGATGATACAGACCCTGTAGACCAGATGTTTACCGATGAGCAATACTTAAAGATGTATCGTTCTTTCACTAATATTTATCGATTAGCCGCGCATATTTGGATGCTAAAAGCAACACGCCTCCAAAAAGATATGGGTGGCATAAAATCGTACTCAGACGGTGACGAAAAGTACGAAATGACCGCGCTAAATGATATGTATAAGTATTACGTCAACATGCGTAATCAAATGCTAGAGCTGGCAGAACAATATGAAAAAGAATGCGAGGGCGGCTATGATGGCGGCTCTCTTATTCTTTCTTTTAAGGTTCCGGATATACTATGAATGCAATTGTGGCAATGCGTCGTAGTCACACAGCATGGAACATCAAGCAAAATCCGTCTAGCATCGTCATACAGCGCAAAGGACAAAAAAGAGAAAATGGAAAAATCACGAATATCGATAAAACATTAGAGGCGCAATTAATGCGTTTATATGCAGCTGGTGGCTCTGAAAATGTTTTAGTAGAAACACAAGGGGAACGCCAAATTGACCGTTACTATCGTTTGCTTGCTTCGTGGGATGCTGATATCCAAGCGAGCACAGAAGTAAAAGATACATTTTACCTTGATGGGCAAAAATACGAGGTGAAGCTAGTAAGTGATAAATCTATTCATGGTCAAAAGGTTGGGAAGCAAGTCTTAATAGAAAGGGTGATTTAATGTTACCAGTACAAGTTTTAGTGTCAGGTATACCATACCAGGTAGTAGAAAAAGAGTATGTGGAGATTAATGAGAATGCAAATGCATTAGGGTGTTGCACATACGATAAAGCGCTCATTGAAATCAAGTCTACTATGTCGGAAGAGAGAAAAGAAGAAGTTTTTGTTCATGAATTATTCCATGCTATTTTAGCCGAAGCGGGTTTTGATGACCATGACGAAGATTTAGTTAACCGCGCTAGTAAGGTGTTGTATCAAGTGTTAAAAGATAATGATTTTACGTATTTGCGCGGTGGTCAGGATGCCACTTGAACAAATTCGCGAAGAAATCAAACGGAAGCAAGCTGGTATGGTTACACTCGGACAAGCGATTGCAGAAGATGTAACGGCAGAAGCTAAGCTGAAGGCGTCTTGGACAGACCGAACAAGTAACACTCGAAATGCTATACATGGCGGGGTGGATGCTGTAGGCGATGAAGTAATCGTTTATGTTGCACATGGCTCGGAAGTGGGGGCATACCATGAAACAGGTACAGGTATATACGGTCCTAAAAAGCGCCCTATCCGTCCTGTTAAAGCAAAGGTATTACGCTTCAAGTTCAACGGCAAAGAAGTATTTGCACGGTCAGTAAAAGGAATAAAGAAGAATCCTGTTTTACTTAATGCAGTGAATGCTAAGATGCCGAAAATTGAGGAAGCGATTAAGGAGTATTGGTCAACATGAATAAAACAGTACGTGATGTTATACGTGACTTACTAGTTACACAGGTCAATAGTGTAAATGAGGAGGTTTGGGAGCCGGGTGCAGCGACACCTGAAATTCCCAAGCCTTTTCTTGTTGTCCGAGAAGGAGTAACAAATGCGGCCAATTCATTTGACCGCGCAAATACCACATTTGAAGTTTGGCCATACGTAGAACGTGCATCATTAACTGATTTAGATAACCTTATTAAAGAAGTTCTACAGGCTATCAACTATGCCATTATTGTTGTTGATGGTGTACCACATTATTTACAGTACACAGGTACTGGCACAGAAGATTTAATCATTGAGGATTGGAATGCTTATACAAAATCAATGAATTTTAGTGTCATTGCCCTAGACTGGCGCACACATTCGGAAATTGTGCCAGATCCAATTGCGGGTATGGTGGATTGGACGAATCGGCATTTTGATTTTCAAACGAACCCGCGCGATTGGTTGCCATCTGATGCAAAACCCGCTGTTTATTGGCGGCAAGCACAAGTGTTGAGTTTAGAACCCTACCATTGGGGTGGTTTCATTAACGCACAGCTGCGCGGCCATGTTATTAGTCCATCATTGGAGATACGTAAGCAGGCGACTGAACAAATTGTGAGGAAATTGCTCACTACAGGTCATACACACTTAATAGACAAGTCTATGATGCTATTTCAAGGTGTGACGGCAAATGACGGTTATAACCCGTTCACAGACGGTCAAATAACACTTAATGTGCGCTATGGCATTTTAGATTTACCACAACGTCAGCAATTAAAAAATGTATATACAAGAGANCAACGAGCGAAAGGAGAGGTACATTATGACGACTGAAAGTANCATTGAAAAAACAGTGAGCACAGCGAAAAAAACAAATAGTAAGGAAGCTATTAAAGGGGAAGCGATGTTTTCGCGTGAAGAAATTTTACAGAANCCACAAGCATTTGAAGTGAGTGCATATGTATTGGNTGGGGCTATGGCCAATATGAATGATGCTGAGTATTCGAAAAGTCAAGTAGCTGCAGCNATNAAAAAATTCGTCGGAAGGAAGGTGGAACAAAAATGATTGGNTTACTATGGAAATTAGGAGAAATCAAAAAACGACCAAATGTGTATGTAAGATGGGTAGATGTTGGTGGCCCTGCACCTAGAGCAAATAACTTAGGTGTANTTACTATGGAAATTAGGAGAAATCAAAAAACGACCAAATGTGTATGTAAGATGGGTAGATGTTGGTGGCCCTGCACCTAGAGCAAATAACTTAGGTGTATGTGCAGCGATTATTCAATCCAACTGGGGNGNAGTAGGAAANCCATTCCAAGTTGAACGCTCACAAATGGACAANTTAAAGGCTGTAGTTGGTTCGGGGGTTGGTGCAGACACATTGCGCCAAGCCTTTTTAGGTGGCGCAACATTTATTTGGGCGCTACGTGTAGGACAAGGCGGTTCAAAAGCTACGATTACGTTAGGGGAAGGTGGCGATTCATTAGTGTTCCAAACGCTATATGAAACAGACCGCCCTCTACAGATCATTACACGTGAGTCCTTA